TATTCCGAGGTTCAAGCCAAGTAGCATAATGTTTGTGGGCAATGTAAAAATAAATTCAAGCATTTTTTGTCTCCCAATCTTCTATCGCAGCTTTGATACTACCTTCTGCTAATACAGAACAGTGTAGCTTAATTGGAGGAAGCTTAAGTGCTGCTGCAATATCTTTGTCTTTTATTTGTTTTGCTTCCTCTATTGTTCTTCCTGTTAGCATATCTACAAAAAGTGAAGAAGATGCGATAGCACTACCACACCCATATGTTTTGAACTTTACACTTTTTATAATATCCGTTAAAGGATCAATGCGTAGTTGCAGTTTCATTACATCTCCACACGCAGGTGCGCCTTGCATCCCTGTTGCTACATCTGGATCGTTAGGATTAAACCTTCCTACTGAAAACTGTTTAGGACTTGCCAAAACACCCTCAAATCTGTCTACTACTTCTTTGCTATATGCCATTATTTGATTCTCTCTGCTCCTCTAATAAAACCTAATACAAACTCTTCTAGCTTGTTAGGAATTAATAAAGGAATTACCATAAATGGTAAAAATATTGTGAATATTATAAATACTACTATTGTTGATAATATAGGTCTTGTTACTAATATATTGTCCCTATCTATTAAAGTAATTACTTTATATGAAGGTCTCCATATTTTCCACATAGCAAGTAAACTACCTACTAGCCAAAAGCATAATATCATTTCTAGTGTTGTCATAAATATTCCTGTAAGTGTTTTAAACTTCCAATGTTATATGCTAAGCGTGGGGCATTGTACCCTGCGTCTTTCATAAACCCGAAGTATGGCGATTCACACTCTGCCATTTCTATTTCCCATAACAGATAACACTTGCTACCGTGTTTTTCAAAGTTATGAGACTTTGTTATCTCTCGTTTTACAACTGCAATACAGTTTCCTTGAGCCGACCACACTCGCTCTCCTTCTTCAAATTCTTCTGCGACGCAGGATTCTGGTATCATTGCTTCTTTGATTCCTTTGTAGTCTGTGTCTGGAAGTTTTTGTGGTACTCCCATTCGTTCTATTACTGCTTTAATAAAAGCAGGTGATCTATACAATGCTTTTGCAATATCAGATACATTAGAGCCTTCTAAATAGTACTTAACTATTGATTTTTTCTCTAATTCTGTTACTCCTTTGCCTTTGTTTTGTGCTTTTCTTCGAGCACGGTGTTCTACAGTTTCGTTATGGTCTGATATAATTTTACTAAGACGAGTTGTGTTATATGCAATATGCAATATCTCACAGGCTTCTTTCTTGGTAATAGGCTTTTCAGCTGCAAGTAAATCTATTACTTTGTTGATATTTACTTCTGAGAGTTTTTCATCCTTTTTCTTTCTTACTGCCATTATGCCTCCTCATTCTGCATTGATCCGAGAAGAATGATTGCATAGTGAATGACTTTATATAAATCTTTTTCATTTCTGCCTTCTTTCTTTCCGAAACGCTGTGCATATTTCATAATATTTCCTATGCAGAAACCATCTCCATGCCCATGCTCAAACACCATTTCTGTTGTTTGTTTGCCTGTAGTCGCATAGTGTTGACTATATGTAGCATTTACATATTGTTCTAATCGGGACAAAATTAAGTCCTCATTGAATTTGTAGTCTGGTGTTTGTTTTGGGTTATACACGAGTTATCCTTTTTTCGTAATCAGCATAGTCTTCGTTCCACCAGTGTGGTTTGTCTCTGTATTTCCAACTAGCGAAGGTTGCTTTGTCTAAGTGGTAATAATCACGATAGCTTTGTATCGGATTATCGTAATCTCTAAGGTCCTCTGGCATTGCCAAACCGAACTTAGTAAAACCTACTCTTTCTAAATGTACTGGATCTGGCAATTTGTTTACTACTTGCTCTATTGATTTGTGTAGTTTGCCATAACGATAGTAGTATTCATCATTCAATGCGTTAGCATAGCAATGAACCCACTCATGGTTGTCCAATGACTCTCTTGCCCAGATAGTGCATGGATGATTGTACATCATTGGAAGGTAGGGGAAGGGTCGCTCCTCAAGTGGTAAGTGCTTAATTTCGGCTTTAACCTTGTTGAGAACTTCACGCTCGTCTGCATTTAACGCACGAGGAACATACCCTAGAAACTTGTCGATATAAATGGTTGTACAAAGAATCTGGGCAGCTTCAAGTGGCATCTTAACAATATGCTTGTCAACATGATACTGGGCTGCCTTATCAAGATCCTCGTCTAAGTAAAATAAATTCATATGTTACTTCCAGCACTTATATACACCGCAGAGGTTGTCAGCATTTTCTGTAGTTTTACAGTACGGACATACCTTTTTCTTTGGCTTGATTTTTTTAATGTCTTTGAACTTTTTCATAACTTATATTATACTAAATTTATGAGATGAAGTCAAGAACTATTTTGAGTTTATCTTATCTTTAGCTGTTCCAGCGTATAGTCCAAACCATGCTGCACCTGCACCAACAACAATACTGATTAAACCAGATTGTTCTAAAGTAGGTGTTTCTAAAGCCATAAACCACATTGTACAGTAGTACAACAAATAGATATAAACACTAAGGAAAAGTCTTGGGAAAATTCTCCAAGAATCTACCATTTGCGATAACCATATCCATTTTTGCCATGGATTGTCTGGTTCTTTCTCGTTTTCTAATTCCATAATCTTGGCTTTTAATTCACCAATCTCTGAAACCATAGCCATAAACTTATTAAGGTCTAACTCTACTTCATTTCGAGACATATCGCCTTGGAATTGTTCGGAAGGTCCTGCCATTTAACTCTCCTTTGCGTCTTGCTTGGCTTTACCTACATTGATTGCAAACCAATCGAGAATCTTATACATCTTCCCAACTAACTTGTCATCTTTCGGTGTGTCCGTGCATGCTGCTATGATTGAGGCACTCATGACTAACCATGGTATAACCTGAATCCATCCTATAACCCATTGTAAGAATCCTAACATTCTTCTCTCCTTATCCTCTTACGAGGCTCAGCCTTGAAACAAGGCGTATTCTATTGCTTTAGCCCAGTATATATCATCAGCGATAATACAGTCTATAGCAGTATAACCCACATCTTTTGCACTAGATAATTTTGTATTACCTTTGTAACAAACGAAGGGTTCTTCAATAGTAGGTTGATCGCCTCCCATTGCTAAATTATAATCTTTAGAACTTAGCAATATGAGTGGATCTTTCATTCCCACTAGTACCAATCCATCAGCAATACTATCTTCTTGGTACTCTCTTTTTACACAAAAAATTCTATCTAGGTCTACTAGAATAGGTTTATATTCTGCTTCTTCTAACTCTTCTTTGACGAGGTATGCAGATACTCGTCTAGTTTTTGCACTAAGGCAACTACTGTTTATTTTGTCTCCTCTAATTTTTTTATTCTTTCTACTAATGGATTATATCCATCGAATTCTTCTATCCCACACTTTGGATGTGCTATCTTTTCCAACGCAACTATCCTGTCTGAATAATGGTTTTGATTATCTTCAAGATCAACTATTCTATCTTCTAAATCTTCACACCATTCTTCAATTAGTTCTAATCTTTCTTGTAGATGTGGGTGTTTTTCAAAGTATCTAGCACCTCGCATAGCATCTCTATATGCTAAATACTTATTAATAAGTGATATTAACTTCATCTCTTATCGGGTGGTAGGGTGATAAATTATTGTCTACATAAACAATTATATCTCCTACTGTTCTTAGTACTTCAATATCTTCATCTGGTATTTCTATATCAAACTCCTGTTCAATATCTACTACTATTTCAACCATATCAAGACTATCAGCATTATGTTCGTCGATTAAATCAGAAGTCATACTTATACTATTTTGATTTATTTGTTCTTTTACTATTGAAAATACCTTACTGTGGATCGACATTTAAGTCCTCTGTCGTTACTTTTCTGTAGTATACTACGACATCTTTCAACTCTGTAATGTATCTTTGTAATTCTTTCATGTTTAATGACATTACTTCATAGTCTGGTACTGTCATTGCTAAGAATACTAACTCTCCTTCCTGTACTCTAATCTTTTCTAGTTGGTCTTCCCAGTTATCTGGGTTTACAACTATCCATTGAGGGGCTGTAAGGTCTAGTTCTCGAGGCATGATTGGTTGAATAATCTTCCTCTCCATAGGCTTTGCTGTTACTTCTATAGGTCTAGTTGATAGCAGGCTGCAACTGGAGACCATCATCAAGATCGTCAACGGTAGCACTGAGTTTCTCAATATTTTCAAATGCATGTTTTGTTCCATTATTTATTTTCCTTTCCATTTCTACTGGATTTTCCAGTATTTTTGCTGTTAACTTATAATTCTTTATAAAATCACTATATCTATTTAATTCTCGTTGTATCTCTTGACTTCTTAAAGTCTGAGCCTGTAACGCTTCTGTTTGCAGAGTAAAATCTGCTTGCATGGTGGCGATAGCTTCTTCTTGTGTTGCTATTGCACCCTCTAACTTTGCATTGTTTGCTTTGAGTGTTTCATTTTCTGTGTAGAGCCAATAACTAGCCCCACCTAAAACTAAACAAAAAGCTAGTAACATTTGATTCATACTATGTGTTCCTCTCTTGATTTTTTGGCAGTTCTTGTTCTGCCTGATTTACTTGTGTATTCATTAGTAATTCCTTTACTACCTGCTACTAATAGGTCATCTTGATGTCCTACTGCTATTATTACTAAACATAATATAACTACTAATCCCATTGATTGACTGTTATCATTTAGTAAGTCTATGAACCACGATGCGCCCGAAGGTAGCAACATGGAGGTTACGAGAGCCAATAGCCCTATTTTTGCTGTTAATACTATGTATTTCATTACATTTCCTCTATTTTGTAGTTGAGTCCTTCAGCACCAGAGAATTGTATAACTTCTCCACTCTCTGTTCTGAATTTTAAAAATTTTTCTTTTTGAGTTATTATCTTTTTAACAATAAAAACTTGATCGTCTGAGTCTCCCCAAACATTATTAAAGCTCACTGTCACTTGGTATATTGGTACAAACTTGCTCTTCAGCCATATCCACCAGTTTTTGATTGATGCGAAGAATTTTTTGATTTTGTCCATTTATTGTACTCTCTAATGCGTTTAGCTTTTGCCAATTTGCTAACTCTATATTTCTTGTTATTTCTAACTCTGTTACATACTGTGTGTATGTGTAATAATGAAAACATAATGCTACCCATACGAGTAGCACTAGTAATTTGTTTATGTTGATGTTGTTGATGATGTAGAAGTTGAACTACTAGTTGTAGTACTTGTAGTTGGTACGACTGTTGTTGTTTCAGTCATTGTATTCAACTCATCAATAATTTCCTGTGCTGTCGAAGTAGCACTTGTTGTTTCAGTACTAGTTTCTGTACTTGTTGTACTGGTTGTTGTACTTGTACTTGTCATAGCT